CTGGATATTAATTCGTTCATAAGTGAACATCAATTAGGATTTTTAAAAAGGTTTAAGTTTTATGGCAGTTGAAGATAACATAATCATTGGTGATGAACCAAATCAGGACTATACTGCCTGGGCTATGGAAGAACCAGTTGAGGATATCATTAATCCTGGTATGGATCAACTTAATACAGAAGATACTAGTCTGGTAAATGACGAAGTTTTGAGGGCTGAAGCAATGATTATGATTACCAACATTGCTGACTCCCAACCGAAGGAAGTCATATCAGATCTGACAACTAAAGTAATAGAGGGATACAAAACAGATCTTTCTACTCGCGCTGAATGGGAAGAACTAAATAAGCAAATTATCGACCTGGCTAAGTTGCTAGTAAAGAAGAAAATGTATGCCGGGGATGTTGTAGCAAATGTTAAGTACCCTCTAATCACGAATGCTTGCATACAATTTGCTGCACGTGCATACCCAGAAATAATAAAAGGTAATGCCGTAGTAAAAGGCGGGGTGATTGGCAATGATCCTGATGGGGCTAAATTTGCTAGAGCCCAACGCATGTCAAAATTTATGTCATATCAGATACTACACGACATGGTTGATTGGGAAGATGGTGTAGATCAATTACTTTTTACATTACCCGCTATTGGGTGTGCTTTCAAAAAAACTTATTATAACTCTATTGAAAAAAGAAACGAATCTCAATTAGTCTTCGCTGATGATCTTGTTGTAAATTATTTTGAAAAATCGCTTGAAAGAGCACCACGAGCTACGCATCGCATATATCTTTATCCAAATGAAATAGTAGAGCGTATCAACTCTGGAGTGTTTACAAAATTTGATCCTACTGAACTTGGTGAAGCTACATCGGATGTTAGGACAGAAACAGATGAAGAAACACCACATCTTTTTCTCGAACAACATCGGTGGTACGATCTCGATGGTGATGGCTACCAGGAACCATACATAATAACTGTGCATGAGCAAACACAAAAGTTAGTTCGAATCGCACCTAGGTTTGCCTCAGATGGAATTATTCGCAACGATAGTGGCGATATTATCAAGATTGTGCCTGAGCATTATTTTACACGCTATCTTTTTATGCCTTCTATTGATGGTGGCTTTTATGGTATGGGCTTTGGTAGTTTGTTGCTTAGTACAAATTCCGCTGTAAACACTACTATTAATCAGTTACTTGATTCTGGTACATTATCAAATCGGCAGTCTGGATTTCTTGGTAGAGGATTACGGATTGGCCGTGGTAAGTCAATGACTATCGGCGCTGGTGAGTGGAAACAAGTAGAATCCACCGGAGACGATCTTCGCAAGAACATATTTCCAGTTCCAGTTAGAGAACCTAGTCAAGTGTTGTTTCAATTACTAGGCATGATGATTGAAGCATCTAAAGAACTTTCAGGCATGACAGAAATATTATCAGGTCAAAGTCCTGGAGCTAATGTACCAGCCGAGTCAGTGTTAGCCTTAATCGAACAAGGACTGCAAGTATATTCTGCAATACACAAACGAGTTCATAGAGCCCAATATAAAGAGTTTAAAAAGTTACAGAGACTAAATGCTCTTTATCTTGATCAGATGGAATATACCAATATACTCGATGATCAAGCAGCAATCGTGCAGAGCGACTTCAATCAGAAAGATTTTGATATTTTGCCTGTATCAGATCCGAACAGCACTACTATGATGCAGCGTCTACTTAAAGCGAAGGCAATGCTGGAATTGCGTGGTCAAGGATTAAATGATAACGAAATTCTTAGAAGATACTTACTCGCCATGGATACTGAGGATATTGAGCAGCTATTTCCTCAAGAAGAACAAGCTGATCCAATGGAACAACTATCCATGCAGAAACTACAACTTGAAGTACAAGAACTTCAGGCGAAGATCGAAAAGGTAATGGCAGATACACAGTTGGTACTTGCTAAGGTTGGTAGTGAACAAGCAGGTCAGGCAAAAACATCTGCTGGAATCATTAACGATGAACGGAAGATTACTCTTGCTGGCGTACAAACTATGGCAAATGTCCAGGCTGGACAGGAGAAGGCAAATATTGAACGAGGCAAAATGGCTCTTAGTGGGCCAACGGCTGATAACAGAGAATATGGTTTAGAAACTAACAACATGGAAGAGGAAGAATAATGGAAGAAATTAAATATGAAACTCCTATTTTAAGGTATTTTGCGTATCAACATCTCCCAGAAAAATTACAGGAAATTAGTAAATCATTATGTGATTTAGCTTATGCATTGGATAATATAATTCCTAGCGGACCAGAAAAATCTGCTGGATTGCGTAAACTACTTGAAGCTAAAGATTGTTTTGTTAGAGCAATACTTTAAATAAGGAATAAGAATGGATATTACCAAAGAAGAGTTCCTGGAGTGGAAAGAAAATCCAACAACTAAGAAGATTTTTAATGAGATTAAATCTTTGCGAGATCAACTAATGGAAGAACTTTCTAATGGGCGGACGCTTGGCCATCAGGCAGACGTCACACATGGTTTGACTAGCGAAATGGTTGGCAACATCAAAGGATTGAATCAACTACTTAATATAGATTTCAACGAATAGAGGTAACAAAATGAATGAAGCAAAGATAATTCCTACAGGCGGACATGTGTTAGTGCTTCCAGAGAAGGTGGAGGAAAAAACTCAGGGCGGTATCATTATTCCAGATACAGTAATTGATAAGGAACAACAAGCAGCTACAGTAGGCAAAATTATTGCTATTGGTTCATCTGCTTGGAAAGATCTTGATGATGGAACTCCATGGGCGGAGGTTGGCAACAAAGTGAGCTATGCCAGATATGCTGGAGTTTCTATGATCGGAGCAGATAAAAAACATTATGTTCTTATCAATGATAATGATATCTTAGCTGTGTTGGATTTTTAATTTGGAGATTTGTTATGTCTGAAGAATTTATAGAGGATATTATTGCAGCAACAGATGCTGAACAACCAAAAGAAAATACAGATGCTATTGATGTTACTGAAAATGCTACATTTGTAGAGGATACAGATAATCAAGAGAAGCAAAATGAAATAGATACTTCAGAGAGCACTGAAACTGATACTAATAATTCTGATACTACGGATAATGTGGATGTTAATCCTGTAGAAGAACTAGCAACTAAGCTTGGTTGGAAACCAGATCATGCTGGAGATAGTTTTGTTGATGCAGAGACTTATATATTACGATCTCGTGAGATTCAAGATTCCATGAGGGATCATAACCGAGATTTGAAAGCTCAATTAAATGGTCTGCAAGATTCTGTTGAAGCTCTTAAGTTACATAATGAACGTGTATATAAAGCTGAAGTAACTAAGTTGCAAGCCAAGTTGGATAAGCTAAATAATGATCGTGATGCTGCAATTGAGCTAGCTGACAAAGATGCTGTGAAACAACTTGATGGTCAGATCGAAGCTGTTAAGAAGAATCTATCTGAACCGGTACCACAATCAAAGACGACTTCATCCAATCCGGTATATGACGACTGGGTAAAGGATAATCAATGGTATGTGACTGACAAAGACATGGCAAGCTTTGCAGACACTGTAGCGCAGCAATATCAAGGAGCCCCTGCAGATCGTGTGTATTCACTAGTTCGGCAGAAAGTAGCTGAAGTATGGCCTGAAAAATTTGAAACTACCAAACCTGTTGAAACTACAAAAAAGCAGAATGGCCTTCAGAAAGTTGAAACAACTCCTAAGAAGGCTAATCCAGTTGGACCTGCTAGTCCAGTTGAGAGTCCAACAAAATCTGGAACAAAGCCAACATTTACTAAAGCAGATCTTACCCAGGATCAACAATCTATTATGCGTCAATTCGTAGCGCAAGGCATAATGACAGAAGATCAATATATATCTGATATAGCAAAACTTCAGGAGGCATAACAATGACAGAACAAGTCAATAAAGATAAAGCAAATTCCCGTAAACGCATTCCATTAGGTACACGGAATGTACTTACTGCACCGAAAAAATCCGGAGTCGTGCGCCGATTCGTAAATGATGAACCTGATCGTATTCAAGCTTTTCAAGAAGCTGGATACACAATTGTAAAGGATGATTCTATTTCGTCTGGTGATGATAAATTGGGACGTCCATCTCATGTAGGATCTTTAGTTAATCCAAGTGTAGGTTCTGGAAAGAAAGCTATACTTATGGAAATTAAAGAAGAATTTTATGAAGCTGATCAAGCTGAAAGAGCAGCTAAGACTAAAGCTATTGAAAATGAGATGCGTCGTACTCAGGGTCAGTCTTATCGCGATGGATTATCTGGAGCAGTTGACATTTCTTAATTTTTAATTTTATGAGGTATTTTTATGGCAAATTCTGATATTCCTGCTGGCTTCAGGCCGGTAAAGTATCTATCTGGCGCACCGTGGTCTGGTAAAGCGAATGTATATTATATTCCTGCTACTGATGCTACTGCAACTTTTATTGGTGATGCAGTTAAGTCTGCTGGTTCTGCAACTGCGGATGGTAGATATGGTACTGTAGCTCAGGCTGCTGCGACTGAAGCAATCCGTGGTGTTGTAATTGGTTTTGGTTCTGAACCAAATCTTATGATGGATGCTGATACTCCACTACGCAAATATAGGCCAGCATCTACTGCAATGTACGTTCTAGTCGTCGATGATCCATTTGTGATTTTTGAAATCCAAGAAGATAGCGTAGGCAACTCTATTACGGCTGACATGGTTGGTCTTTCAACTGATATTACTGTAGGTACTGGTAGTACAGTCACAGGTAAGAGTGCAATGGAACTTGATTCCAGCGATACTGCTACGGCTGCTGGCCAGTGTAAACTTCTCAATATTTCAAGACGCGATGATAATGCTCTGGGTGATCATTGTAAGTGGGAAGTTCTTATTGTTGAACACGAAATGCTGGCTGCTACGGACGTATAAGGAGATAAATTATGGGCGTTATTACTAGTACTAATTTTGCAAAGGATCTAGTTCCTGGAGTTAAAACCTGGTTCGGAACTAAATATAAAGAATATCCTATTGAGTATACTGGATGTTTTGAGAAGTCTACTTCTACTAGAGCGTTTGAGGAAGAAGCTGGTGTCACTGGTTTTGGTCTGGCGGCAGTAAAAACCGAAGGCAGCGGTATTGCATATGACGAACAGGAACAAGGTTTTGTTAGTCGTTATACCCATGTGACTTACGGACTTGGTTTTATTATTACTCGTGAGATGTACGAAGATGGTATTGCCGTTACTATTGCGTTGAGACGCGCAAATGCTCTGGCTTTTTCTATGCGACAGACCAAAGAAACTATTGCAGCAAATATCCTCAATCGTGCATTTAATTCATCTTATACGATGGGTACTAATTCAGATGGTAAAGAACTTTGTGCTACTGATCATCCGAATAAATCAGGTGGTACTTGGCGCAACGAACTTTCTACTGCCGCAGATCTTAGTGAAGCCGCTTTAGAACAGGCCTGTATTGATATTGGAAAGTTCAAAACTGATCGTGGTCTAACAATCGCAATTAAACCTAGAAAATTGATAGTTCCTACTTCGTTGGAATTTGATGCATTTAGGATTTTGGAATCTCTTGGTCAGTCCGGCACAGCAAACAATGATACAAATGCTTTGCGCGCTAGTAATAAGTTTCCTGAAGGTATTATGGTAAGTAATTATCTTACTGATACTAACAATTGGTTTATTAAAACTGATTGTCCAGACGGGCTTAAGTATATGGAGCGTCGTGCTGATTCTTTTGGTACTGAAAATGATTTTGATACGGAGAATGCAAAGTTCAAATCTACGTTTCGTTGTAGCTTTGGCTGGTCTGATCCGCGTGGAATCTTTGGTTCTGCTCCGGCATAACTATAAATTTAACTTAATAAATGGTAAATTAAGTTTATAAAGGAGTTTTATTTATGCCTGTTACAAATTTTCCAAATGGTATTTCATGTGATACAACTGGATATCAAACTATAGCTTCTGGATCTATTGTACCTGCAACTGGTACAGCTGGATATAATCCTGGATGTAGTTTTACTAAGAGTGATGTAAGCCTTGGTCAATCGTCTAAATGGGTTAACATTGGTTCAGTTACCTCTTGTTTGTTTGTTCCAGAAGGTACATGTAATGGTTATGGTATTAATATCGCTGGTGGTCCAGTTACTTCTGTTGGTGGCGATACTAGTGAAACTATTACTCTACAAGGACTTATAACAGATACAGATATTGCAATTGTTGGTCATGAAGTATCTGATGACAATGATCAAATAGTTGCAGCTATTTCAAATGAAGGTGCTATCAATATAACTGGTAGTGCTGATCCAAGTACTGCTCATGGTTATGCTTATGCTGCATTACGAAATAAGTGTGTTCCTGAATGGGATGTTGTAGCTGCTGGTACGCATACGACTACAGGAGGAGCTGCTGCAGAAGATATTACAATCACTGGTGTAGTTGCTACTGATATTGCTTTTGCATGTTACTCAGCTACAGATGATACAGATGTAATTAGTGATGTTGTTGCTGGTGCTGGTAAGATTACAGTTACATGTTCTGCTGACCCATCTACTACACATGGTATTCATTATGTAGTGATTAGACCTCGAGGGACTTTTAAACCATCTCATTATATTGCATATGCAGGAACTCATACTACTGTTGGCGGTGCTGCTGCTGAAGCTGTTACAGTAACTGGTGCACTTGCAACAGATATTCCTATCGTCATTTATAATACAACTAACGATACAGATAGTATTCTAAAAGCGGTGGTTACTGCTGATACGTTGACTGTAACTTGTTCAGCTGATCCAAGTACAGCACATGCGTTTAGTTATATGCTGCTACGAGCTTATTAATGTTGTAATGTGGTTTGGTTTGTAGTGGTTTGTTCATAAGTGAACAGCCTCTACAAACTTCCAACTTTTTTTAAGGATTAAATCATGGCTGATGCAGTTACATCACAAACACTTCTAGATGGTAGTAAGAAAGCAATTTTAAAGTTTACCAATATTTCGGATGGTACTGGAGAATCTGGTGTAACTAAAGTTGATCTTGCTTCTTTAGTAGGTTCCGCAGAAAAAGCTAGAATAATTCATATTTGGTATACTACAGAAGGTATGTCAGTACAACTTTGGTGGGATGCTGATACTCCAGTACCTGCATATTTTCTTGGTTCAAATAAATCTACTAAACTTGATTTTCATTGGTTTGGTGGATTAAGTAATAATGCAGGTACTGGTGTTAATGGCAATATTCTTTTTACTACTGTTGGACATTCAGCAGGTGATTCTTATTCCATAATTATAGAAGTGGATAAAAGCTAATGACTTATAAACCAGGTGATTATTTAGTAATTTGTGATCGATGTGGGTTTCAACGATATGCTTCAGAATGCAAAATGACATGGGATGGTTACTTTGTATGTGAAGATACTTGTTGGGAACCAAAGCATGAACATTTTACTCCACCAAAACCACTTGGAGAAAAACAATCTGTGCCAATTCGTCGAGTTGAAGATACTTACAATTTTCTCTATGGCAGTCAGGTTCCTGAAGATGGATATTTTATAACAACTCCAATTACTCCGGATGACTTATAATGAATTTACTAGAATTAAATCAAGCAGTACAGTTGATTATTCAAGATGATTCGTTTGATCCATATATAACGAAACACCTTAATCAGGCGCAACTTGAAATTGCTGGAGGAATGAAATCTAGTTTAGGTTCTTGGATTACACCGCCATTACCTAATTTGCTTACCATTAATACGGTTACTACAAATACAGATCTTGCATATGTTGATTTGCCTACAAACTTTCATCGTCGCTTACAATTTGTTACAGATTCATCTGGAACTGAAATAAAAATTGCTGAAAACTTCATAGATTTTTCAGAAACATATCCTGGTTTGGCACGAGTTGGTAAGGTAACTAACGTAATTGATCAAGGCAATATTCTTTATTATCAATCAATTCCTATAGTTGAAGAAGTATTGACGATTCAATATTACCGTAAACCAATAGATATGGCTGATACTAAGGATGAACCTGATGGCATACCAATTCATTTACATAAAGGTCTTTTGGTAAATCATGCTTGTTGGAAACTTTATGAGTTGATTGAGGATGGTCTTGAAGGTCCTGGACCAAATACACAGCGCTATATGGAGTTATTTTATCAAGGATTGTTAAACTTAGAACTTACAATTCCATATCTAAATAGAAGCTTTAATACATTAAAGGATAATTAAATATATGGCTGATTCAGTAAAAAGACAAACAATGGCAAATAATAAACCTTTCCAAGATCGTTGTGAATATTATTTTTACGAACATGCAAGGACTGTACTTGAAGCAGCTACTCCTGATGCAACTGATCTTGCTTTTGCTAAAGCTATTTGGGCTGGACAAGTTAAAGTGCTTGATATGACTAAAGCAGTTATGACAAATGCAACTGTGGGTACAGCAATTGATAATGATACAACAATTACTGAGTCTGATCTTGCGTATGTTATAATTACAGAAAATAAATTCAATGCATTAGCAGAATCATATTCTGCTGCAGGACTTATTTAGGAGCTAACTTATGGCTATTGGATTAACAAAGCTTACAAATCAAACTATTGAAAGTTCTGAGTCTGTTGCTGTTGATACTGGTGACGCTCCTGAATGGGCATCAGATACTGGGGGTACAGTCATTAATGCTGGCTCTGGCGAACTTTTTCAGTGGGTAGATATTCAAGTATCAGTAACTTTTAATGCTTCAGCTACTGGTGATGCTATCTTGCATTTAAGAAGATCTTGCGATGATGGTACTACAGAAAGTAATATAAATACATATGCTAAGACAATAGCCTGTGATGCTGGTAATACATCAATTACTAATATTAAAGTATATGATTTTGATTATTTAGATGTAGGTATGGGGAATGAAGATAGCTCTTATACTTTGAGTTGGTCTGCTATTTATTGTGGGCAAAAGATAACAGGTCTTAGCTAAATGGCTTTAATTAGTGGAAAATATTGGACTGGTGATTTTGATATAAAGCCTGAAGCTTGGGGGTCGTTTGATGATGTTCAGGCTGCTGTGCGTGAAAATGCGGATAGTGTTTATGGTATTAATCCTAACTTAATATCGTTCTACCTCCCATGTTGGGAGAAAGCAGGCGGTCTTGCAAGAGATTATAGTGGAAACGATGACAATATCAACCTCAGTTCAACATCTACATGGACTGGCAGTGGATTTAATGTCGGCGAAACAACTATCACTTTTAGTAATAATTGGAACACATATGCTCCAGGCATTAATGAGCCATTTACAATCTTTATTCCTGATATCCCTTTAGAGTATTCAACGTCTTCAATAATATTCTTTTCTGCCATATTATCTGGGATAGGTTTTTGGGTGAGAAAAAATTCATATGGCAATAGCTTGTACATAGCATGTCAAAAATCATATACAACAATATCTATGACTAAAGACCCTGGTGATTACGGTGTGTATGATGTGTGTGTAACAAGAAGCGAGTCGGGAATATTATCATTATATGCAAATGATAAATTATTGGGTTCGGTTGATGAGGGTGGACGAGATTTAAGTAACTCAATAATACCTTCGATTGGAGCCGGAACTGAAGGTGTTAAAGGCTTATTATGGTTAAGACAGTGTTTGTCGAAATCTCAAATTGGTCAGTTGAGAGGTAATAAGTACGGTTTACTTCAACCAATAGCCAGGCGCAGTTATTTTATTCCTGACGTGGATATTGGAATTACATTAGTTGGTAATAACCTTAATGCAAATTCCTTTATGGATTCTTACCAATTAAATTTAATTAAACTACTTAATCCTTCTGATGTTTTAGTTGCCTCAAATGTTACTGATTCAATTCTTTCTGGGCTTGTAAACATTGTTCAAGGCAATGATGTTAGTGTTGATTCATTAATTACAACTGTTTCTGTTCAGGCGATACGAAAACTTATTGGACAAGAAATAAGTTCAATAACACAAATAACTGATGTTATATTATCCACAGCTAAGCAAGTTAATTTAACAGATTTAGAATCTTTAACAGAAATAACAAATGTTGTTTTTTCAGTTATTAGAAAATTAAGCATTGATGATGTTAACATATCTTCTGAAATAGTTAATATTTCTATTGATGTTGTTAGGTTTTTATTATCTAATGATGTAAATTCTTCCAGTGATATTACTTCATCTAATTTAACTCAAATAAAAAATATAGTTCCTAATAATCTTATTTCATTAAGTACTATTACTGATGCTGTTATTTCTTTAACAGGCAATACTACTTTTAATGATCCTCAAAGTCAGACTGAAATAACAAGTGTTGTAATGTCAGTTTTAAGGCAACTTAAAATTAATGACTTAACATCTGATGCTGAAATTACTTTTATTTATCTTAATGCAATTAAAAGGATAAATTTTAATGAAGTAAGTTCTATTAGTCAAATTGAATCTGTTGTTATAAGTACAACAGAATCTATGAACATAGATAATTTATCTTCTACAACTAGTATTACTCAGGCAATTTTATCAGTATTCAAAGGATTAACACCAATAAATGTCAGTATTGAATCTGATGTTATTAATCCTGCAATCTCTGTATTACGAAAGATTTTTTCAAATACAATTAATATTTCTTCAAGCATAGATTCTGTGGGTATGTCAATAGTTGGTTTAACAGTTACAGGAAAAGTTTCTGTAACATTTTCAATGGCTGTTCCAGGTGGAACATTTAAGTTTAGGTGATTTATGGCAATTAAGACACTTAAATGTCAGGATGTAATAATTAAGTTTCCAAAAATAACTTTCAAGAAAAGGAAGAAGGATGATCAACACAAAGAAGAACAGAAGCAACCTATATATGGAGCTGGACAAGATAGACTTAGTGGGGAAATTGAAACCCTTGTTAGAGAAGCAAGGTTACATACTTAGAATGGAAGACAGTAAGTTTGTTCCAAAGATGGCATCTGTAGGTTGGGATGCTCCTTGGGTCTATGTTCAATCTGATCCATGTGCTAGATGTGATCTTTATCATAGAGTATTTTTTAATGTCTTAGATCATATTCATAGTTATTGTAGGGATTGTTGGAAAGTAGTAGTTAGGCCACAGAATCTTGTGCAGCTATTTGATCTTTATGAATTAGAGCGAGAAATGGGAGTTCCATGTAAGTGTGGTATAGAACTTAGAAGTACAGTTGAAGGTTTGTATGGCGGTTATTTTTATACACATTCAAAAGAAGATGGCCTTGCAAGATATAAAGAAGTAAGAACTTTGGTGGATGAGCATCTTGGAAAAGACGTACCTGTTATTTTGAAAAGATATTGCACTGAATTTGAACTCGGTGGTGTGCCTGGAGTTAAAGGACAAGGACCAAGTGATAAAATACCATCTTGTACAAAAGAAGAACTTGATATGGAACATTATGTTGAAAGTCACTTTCCTAAGATTGGATACAACAATAAACAGCCAAAACATCTTGTTGCTAGTACAATGAAAAGATGGATTCATCATGCTTTTGAGCATGGTGATATGACATACAAACAATTTACAAATGGCAAAAAATTAACAAAAGATTATGTAACTTATCATAACATAAAGGAAGAAAATAATGGCTCTGATTCATGATAATGTATTTGATGCAGCTTTGAGTTATATTAGTACTAATGCGGTTGAGGCTGAAGTTCAAAATGCTTCTGGGACGGCGTTGGTAAATGCGATTGTTCTAGATTCTGGAAATTTTGGTTCTCCAGTAAATAATTCTGGTTCTGGTGGCGGTAGAAAAATTCAATGCCTTGCATCTAGTGCAAGTGATATGAAAGCAATTTCTGTAAACTCTGCTGGATCAGCAACAAAGATTGCCCTTAAAGATTCTGCTGGAACTACAACACTTATTGAAGCCTCAATAACAAGTGCTCCTATTTCTCTTGGTGCTTCAGATCAGGTTAATCTTTCAACTTTTAGCGTAATTCTAAAAGATCCTTCATAGGAGAGTATCATGCCTGATGCATTACAAGAGATTTATATAAAGCCTGCCAAAAGTGGAACAGCTTTAATTACTGTATCTCTTGTAGATACTGCAGGAGATACAGTAACTTTTAGACAACTAACTAATCCTCAATGGCAGTTAATGACTGTAGATGGAAAAGCATTAGCAGGATATACTTTTGCAAACAGTTCATTAACTGCTTTAAGTTGGGTATTGAATGGTTCAGCTTTAGCTATGTCTAGTTTAAAGGATTCAGGAGAACGAATTTTAACTTTTAAGGCAACGTATAACAGTACGTATGGAAATAATCTTCCTATACATGTAAGTTGTACATTCTTTATTCAAAATATTGCTGGTATTGATTATGAAGAATTCGGTTATGGTCATGATTTAACTTTTAGTGATGTTAAAGTAAACTCTAATTCTGGATTTGGAGGACTTTAACAATGGCTGATCCAATTACAATATTTCGAGGAACTTCAGGACTTAATACTGTTGATGATCCAGCTAGAATTAATTCTAATGAAGCAGGTTTAATTGATATTGTTGAATCAATTAATATGACAATTGATAGGTCTGGAAGACCAATGACTAGGACTGGATTGACAACTCTTCAGGAAGGTAATTTTCACAGTTTATTTTGTGATCGTAAAGATTGTTTTGTAGTTAAAGATGATGCGTTATATAAAATTAATTCTAATGGAGAATTAACTGGTATACGTAGTGGTCTTACCTCTGGTGCTTGGTTAGATTATGTTCAGTTTGGTGATTATACATATTATGTAAATGGGTATGAGTTAGGTAGGATTAAAGATGGAACTTCATATGTTTGGTCAAAAGGAATTTATACTGGACCAGATACAACAAAACACTTTACTGGGCCTATAGCTGGACATCATATTGATATCTTTTCTGGTAGGATATTTATTTCATTAGATAATACTCTATACTGGAGCGAGCTTTTTAATTTTGATGTATTCAATAATGCAGAAAACTTTTTATCTTTTAATAGTAAAATACTTTTTATTCAGGCAACTAATACTGGATTATTTATATCTACTGAGAATAATGTATATTTTATTGTTCCAAATTCAAATGGAACATTTAATCAAGTTTTATCTACTCCATATCCAGGTATTGAATGGAGTAATTCAAAATCAAATATTAATTCTCTAGAGTTTGGGTATGAAACATCTGGGCAGATAGTTGCTTGGAATAGTCCTGAAGGTGTTGTTGTTGGCCTACCAAATGGAATGGCTCTAAATATGAATAAGAACAAAATTATTTATCCTGAAAATGTTAGTAATGGTTTCGGTGGGTTTGTCGGATATAATTTTATACATGGTATGGAATAGATTTAATTTAATTTTATAGGAGTTTATTATGGCACTTAGGCTTTCAACTGGATTAAGAAATGCAATTTTAGATAAAAAAGCAGTAGCTAATAATCTTATTACTGCAATAGATATATCTTTTGAAGATGGAACTGGAACTGATGGTAGAGATCGTATTCTTAGTGTTGCCGAAGATATGTCAGTTTATGTAAAGAGAAGTAAAATTACAGTTTCTGGATCAACAAGTAATGATGGTAGTTATGAAGTTTTGGCAAGTGCTACTGGTTATGTTGAAGTAGCTGCTGGAAGTTTGTCTACTGAGGCTGCTGGAGATCAAGTAGTACTTGCTGGCGCTGCTGGTGGCAGTATATCAGATTTGTTTCAGAATGGAGTTATTGATGTATATTCTGGAAGTCAGCCTACAACAGCTGATTTAACAGAAACTGCAACAAGTACAAAATTGCTTACAATTACATTAAGTTCTGGGGCATTTTCTGCTGGAAGCCCGACTAATGGAATTAATTTTGGTGAAGTTTCTAGTGGTGTATTATCTAAGGAATCTGGAGAAACTTGGTCTGGTGTTGGACTTGCCGATGGAACTGCTGGTTGGTTTAGATTATATTCTAATGCTTATACTACTGGAGCTAGTTCTTCTGCGATTCGTCTTGATGGTTCAGTTGCAACAAGTGGATCTCAGTTTAATATGTCTAATACTACAGTATCTACAGGAGCTACAAGTACTGTTGATTCTGTTTCTCTTACTTTACCAGCCGCTTAGGAGATTAAATTATGGCTTATCTTGGGGATACAGTTTTTGATTCTGGTTTGGATGCAATTGATACAAATACAGAAAATCTTTATATTCTTAGTGCAGATCCAGGTTTAACTTGGAGTAATATTGCAACTTATGCTTTAGGTAATAAAGCTACACCAACTATTGCAGCTCCGAGTGACAGAGCAGGTGGTGGTCGTGAAGTAGTTATAGCAGCAATAACTGATGGAAGTGTAACTGCTACTGGAACAGCTACTCATTATGCTTTAACTGATGATTCTGCTACAGAGATATTGGTTTCTAGCACACTTTCTAGTTCTTTATCTGTGACGAATGGTGGAACTTTTGCGACTGAAGAATTTACTGTAGGTATTCCTGATCCTGCATAAGGAGGAATTATGTCTAAAATATATGCTTTTGATAGTATTTCTGGTGGTACAGATGATTCATATTTAGATTATCATGATGGTAATGATCTGTCGGGTGGTGAAATGGCTTTTGGTATAGTGAGTGGATTTTTTTTAGCTTATCGTTTAAGTTCTGATAGTGGTGCTTCTGAAAGTGCTCCTGATGTAATAGCTCCTGACACAAATCCCGGTGATAAAAGATGGTTATTATGCACTAATATATCAACGACATAAAGCAGAGTAAATAAAAATGACTCTCTATTTTACAGATACAAATTCATTTAGCTGGATTGATACAAATTCATTTGATTGGATTAGTGATAATGCTAATACTATGGATGTTATTACTGATATTCCAGTAATAGATTCTGTTACAGCATCACTTGTTATTATTACTCCAGATAATGTTTTATCTGCATCTCCAGTAATATCTTCCGTATCAGGTGGTTTTCCTGGAGATAATACATTTACTGATGTAAAATCTGTTATCTTTGATATTACTGATGCATATACTTCTAGTGCTTTTGATTATGTATCTTTAAGAGAAATTGATTTTACTTATCTTGGATTATCGTTAAATTTAGTTGCATCATATTTCACTGCATATGCTACAAGTAATCGTGGATCATATTTTCCAGTAAATGCATTTGATACATCGTTACCATTAACTGGAAGTCCTGATAATGCTGCTTGGCAAGCTGGCTTTGGTACTGTAACTAATGTAAGGTTGATTGTTGTATTTGATACAGTACAAACTTTTGATAATATAAAAGTTAATAATTATCACAATTATGGTGCTGATACAGATTTAGGAGCTAAAAATGTTTTAATCTATACATCTGATAATGCTGTAACAAATGTGAATTATAATCAAGATATCTTTGATTATAAGTTGATCTTTAAAGGAGAATTAGATCAACATCCAGCAACAGATACAATTAGTGATCAGTGGTTATCATTATCTGACCCACAATTGATTATGGATGTTCTTAGTCAGGCTCCAGATATAGATGAATTAACTGCTGGAGTTATGAACGTTACATCAGGTATTCCAGTAGTTGATTCTATTGATATGGTTCCTGTATTTGTTACTAATGATGTTGTTTCTAGAAATCCAGTTGTTGATGATCTTGATGCTTCTTGGGTTTTTCCTATTGATGTTAAGTTAGAAATGGAAATTCCAATATCTTTTCAAATGACATCTGGAACTGGGCTTGATATTACTTTACCCACAACAAGTTTTTCAGGCACGTTAAATTCTGGATTGGTTGGAGATTTTGATTTAAATTTACCAAGTATTAGTAGTATTGGTTATTTTGGTAGTTATATTAATTCTACTATTCCAAAATTTTCTTTTTCTGGAGATCTTAGTAAAGAAGAATTAATTAATGTTGCTTGGCAATTTCCTAGGTTTAGTTATTCTATGGATGGCAGAATTCTTAGTAACGGTGATTTTGATTTGGCATTAAAAATGCTGTCTATGGAATTAAATTCACTGACTGGAAACTCTGTTACTTTAACAAGTTCTTTACCTAAACTTAATTTTTTAACCTCTATAATTACTGGAACAATATTTGATTTTAATCTTACTTGTCCAATGTTCAAAACAAAGTTAACTTCTAT